CAGTAATTCATATCGACCCTGCTTGATGGTACACCGGCAACTTCACCGTCTGATGTATACTGCCATAACAGACAATCCATTGACGGCTCTGAAATTCCCCAATGCGCAAGCCATACTTCGTAGTCGGATAACTGGTCTGCATAGATTACTGAATCCCAGTAATTCTTGCTCGCATAAACACCAGTCTTATATCCTGCTTCGGATACTCTGTCGCAGAAAATCTTACAAAAATCAGTAATTTCCTGTCTGTTATCGTATGGGTTAAACCCGTGCTTTTCTTTGTATCCGTCCGCGTCTTCCATGTCGAACCATACACCTAACACCGGATTGTAGCCCTCTACCATGCGCAGTGCGTGTGCCGCTTCGCTTTCTGCTTCGGCATTATTTAACGCATAAGAGTACAGATACACGCCATACGGAATGCCCAGTCTTTCACATTCTTCCATGTTACGGATTGCCTGCGGGTCGTCCTGTGATGTGCTGTCATTGCCGTGACCGACACGAATAATTACACCGTCAACATTTTTCTTTGTGGTATCCCAGTCGATAACTCCGTTATGCTTACTTACATCAATTACTGAATATCTGCTCATATGAACCTCTTTCTGCCGCTGTTCTGCGGCTAAATATAATTTTTATTGTGTTTTAGGGTAAAAAAAATAAGACACTTTCGTGTCTTTAACTGCTGTCGTAGTACATACTATCACCGCCTTTAAGATGCTGTTCCATGCAGAGTTACATGAAAACTAATGCTCTTGGTTTCTGCAAGCGGTGAAAAAACAAATCCCTGAATTTTGCTCGTTGTATAGTTTGTGATACTTACGCTTATTAATCCGCTTGTCGCGAATGGCGTAATGTTGATAGCATCAAAAAACTTAATATTATTGCTTTGCGGTATCGTAATTTCAAAGCTTGCCCAATACATATTGCCATACGGGCTTGTCATGGAATAATCTTTTGCTGCGGTATGAAATGCCTCGATTAAATAATCACTTGGCAAACGGTTAACTGACCAGCCATAAGATGAACTTCGACCGGAAAGACATGTGCCTTTTGTATCTGTGAATTTTGCATCTGACGGTACGTCTGCATTAACGCTGTGTCCGTTTACTTTCGCAGCGTTTCCCGCACTTGCTGCATAATTTACGCTAAAATTACTAGGGTTGTAAACATACATGTCTTCTCCGTTTTCACCGCCCCATAGCCACGAAGGTTGTCCATCTTTGCCTGCCCAATTAAAGGTCATTGGGTAGCCTGCGTTGCCATTCCTTCCTAAATGTGCAGCATTGTTTGCCGCCGGAACTGTCCCCAGCCAGTTTGCAAACGTAGCTTTTGATACATCTTTGATTTTGGCTTTTACGGTATCATCGTCACCGCTGCTGTAACAAGCCACACCTAGAATCTGGTCTTGGGATAACGAATTCCCTACCCAACCGACTTTGATTTTCTTGGATGTATCGTTGTAATCTTGGACTGTTGTCGCACTTCCTGCATTGCCGCCTGCCGGTATCGCACCTACATTTTCCGCTGTTATATCAACATTGCCCCGCCTATACTCACTTTCTGCACTGCCTTTTACGCCTGTTACAGGTGTTCCCGCGAGGATATCCCACTTGCCGTCCTCTGTCTTATATACGTTAGCGCCTGCCGGAATAGTATTTCCCGCTCCTTCTTTAAATTCAGCAGTCGTTGTAAATTGGTCTGAAATGTTATACATGCTTCCGCCGTCCGCTTCTGACAGTGCCGGAAGATTTGCAAATGTAACTGTTCCCATTGGTCTTAATGCACCCGAAAACGATTCAGAAATCCGTCTTGCCTGCTCGTAATAGTATTTCGCACTGTCTGTATCTGCTACGGCATAGTTTTGTGCTGTGTCCGCACTTGCCGCCGCATTGGAAGCGTACTGCTGTGCCGCATTGGAATTTGAAACTGCGATGGTTGCGCTATTTGCCGCGCTATTTGCCTTTTCATTGGCTAAATTTGCACTTCCCGCGGCATTATCGGCACTTGTTTTAGCTGTTGCCGCGTTTGCCGCCGCTTCTTCTGCTTTCGTACTTGCCGTATCTGCGCTTGTTGCCGCCGCCGATTGGCTCTGTGCCGACTGTTGGCTATAATACTTTGCATTGTCCGTATCTTCGCCTGTGCGGCTGTTTGTACCGCCAGTAGCATAACTCTGTGCTTTTGTAGCACTCGCCGCCGCATTGGATTCACTGGTTGCCGCCGCTGTTTCACTTGCCTTTGCATTGCTTTCAGATTTTGCCGCCGCCGACTGGCTTGCCTGTGCTTTTGCAACTTCAACTTTAATATCTGCAAGATAATTAGGTCGTAAGTGTTTTTCCTGTATACTCGCTTCTTTTACGATTGCAGACACTTTTCCAGCGCTGTCAATCGAAAATGCCACCGTGTCACTTTCCAAAAACTCATACTGTGTAATCAGTGCTGCCAGGTCTATATATTGCTTTGTGCCGTCAATAAGCGTTAAAATAATCTGCTGTGTTTCGGCATTGTATGAAAAATTTACCGCGATTTTTTCCATCTGCGTGTCAATCGTTATTTTTGAGCCATTTTTTTTAGTAATGGTAATAATTCCTGTCTTTTCTTCAAAGGCAACGTCCTGCACCAGTGTTGAAACTTCTTCCTTGGTCGCTTTTGTAGTGTCCAGTGTAATTACCCTATTGTCAATTTCATCTGTAGCCACATCTATTTTATTCAGATTACTTTCATTCAGTGGTGTTTCATCACTCGGATAATTTTCCCAATTTATACGACCATACGTTTTATTCATGCCTGCTCCTTTCTATCCTTCTATGTCGCCCCACGGAGTTGTCCAGCTTCCGCCCAAATTAATGCTTCCGTCATTGCAATCAATAGAAATGCTTCGTTCTCCGTCATCAGATTGCATATACAACAATCCCGGATATGCGTGAAAGTTTGCCCCGGCACTTCTACTAATAAGCAATTCGTCCGGTTTTAAAAGTGCCTGTGCATTTTCTCCTAAAACATACCGCAAATATCCGTCAAATATCTGCCATTCTCCGATTAGTCCGGATAACGCTTCCATACTGCCGTCCAAACCGATTTTAAAATTCTGATTAGCCGTCACAGCGCCGTTCAGATTGATTTTGTTTGCTTCAATCGAAACGTTTTCAGCAGATTGGTTAATTTTTGAAATAATTTCATCGCCATTTACTTTTTTTGATACTTCTGTATTAATGCTATCTGCCGTCTGCCTTATTGCACTATTCATCTGTTCTGTAGTGCTGTAGCTTTGCAGTTTTCGGGTTACCTCTGCCGAAATTCCCTCTGCTGTGGCATTGATTCGGGTATTCATTTCTGTTGTTGTGCTGTAATCCTTTAACTTATCTGCCGTGTCCTGTTTTGCATTACTTTCAGCCGTTTCAGCGGCAGATTCAGCATATTGTTTAGTTTCCGTTACCTGTTTTGATAACTCTGCCGTAAATCCGTCTGCCGTCTGCCTTATTGAAGTTTGTAGCTCTGTTTTTGTGTTTGTAGCGTTTTCTTTTGTTTCATATTTTTTGCCAACTTCTGATGTGATTGATTCAGCCGTTTGTGTAATTTTAGAAGACAATTCTTCTTCACTTTGCTTTGCTCGTTTAACTTCGGAAGTAATACTTTCAGCAGTCTGCTCAATACTGCTTGACAAGCCGTCAGCCGTGTTTTTAACTTCTGCCCTTATATCCGTTGCTGTCTGCTTAATTTCAGAACTTAATCCGCTTGCAACGTCTGCAATTTTGCTGTTTGTTTCCTCGATTGTCCGTGTCAGCACGTTGGTCTTTGCTTTAAGCTGTATAATGCTTTTATGCACGCTATTTACCTGTGTAGAACGGTATTCTTCACCCGTTGCTTCATAGTTGTCCCTAAGTGCCTGTATGCCCTTTAGTGTACGTTTTAACACGTAGCTTTCGATGATTTCATATCGTGTCGGCAGACGGACCGCGTCACCTACTTCAATACATGGGTTTCCTTTGCAGTCCGCAGAAAACGGTCTGTAAATAATTCCCCGGATTTTTCCGTAAATGTTATTTGCGATTCCCGTCAGTTCTTCACTGCCTTTGCCGTAAACAAGAAAATTATCCTGTATCACATAAGCATTTGTTCCGCTTCCGACAATTACTCCGATGTCGTCTTCCTCTTTCCGGATTTGCAGTTTATTAATAGTTTTCACGAGGAAATCTTCGTATTGCGCCGATATATACAGACTTTTGCTTATTCTCGTGCTTTTCGGCTCACGCGGGTACAAATCATCTGCCGGATACAGGTTGTTTCTTGGATATAATCCCTGTATTTCTTGCTCAAGGTAGATGTAATGGAATCTGCCGTCACGTCCAATATGACCGAAACAACCGTTTATTTCGCAGATACAATTTAAGACGGTCGCACCGCTTAATTCTTCCGGCTCAACCGTCTTTTCGACTTTCATATCATCATTTACAAGCTGTGCGTCCGCCTGCTCAATCCCAAAATATCCAAAAAAGCTATCCCGAAAAGCTTTCATTGTTGTAACGCTGTCTTTATCCGGGAGCAAAGTATTGTACCACTCCGCCACATCTGCGTTTATCACGTCATACAACGCATCATAAGCCACAATATCGCGCTTTGTTCTATCTGCCGTTGGTGTGTCAGAGTATACTTTATATCTGCCAATTTGAAACGGATTTGCAGTGTTATTATCAATTACCGTTTTAACCGTTATCATTTTGTCTTTCATCGGCAAAAAAATGTTTGATACAGTAAATTTAAGCACCGCCGCTTCACAGCTTCCGATTGTCAATTCAGATTCCGAACAAATGCTTTCTGTCAATTCAAACTGTTCTTGATGTAGTTCAACATTTGTAATTTTTGTCGTTTTATCGTCCGTTTCAATCGTCAACTGCTTATCTATGCTATCTTTTTTAAATAATTCTGCGTATTGATAATTAACCACCGTAAACACCTCCAATAAAGGCAAGTCTAATTGAATCGTATCGAATCACATTTCCGTATGTGCCGTAAATCGTAGGCTGAAAATCAGCCATATAGCCATACTGCGTAACATAATCGTCATATTCCGGGATATAGGCTGTAATATAGCAGCCACGTTCCTGCGAATTTGTAAAATTGTTGCGAATATTGCTCATCAGTACTTCAAATGTTTCATTTGTAAGCATTGCCTTGGTT